GCATCGACTTCCTGCTGGCGCTTCTCGGCGATCAGCTCGTCGATCGCGGCCGACTTGGCGGTGATCTCCTCCTCGATGGAGGCGATCCGGTCCTTGGGCATGTCCGACTTGTCGCGGAGCTCCTCCGCGAGATCCCTGACCTGCTTGGTCAGGGCTTCGACCTGGCTATCGAGTTCCGGGGGCATTGGTGTCCCTTTCTGGACACCACGTAGAGCGCGCCGTGGCTTATCGACGAAGGGCTTTGAGCATCTCGTCGAGTTGGCTGAGGGTTGACGCCAGCCGCGCCATCGCCGGGTCGTCGCCACCTTGCGGCAGGTCGGAGCCAAGGTCGGACGGGACTTCGGTGAGCACGTCCCGCGTGAGCGGGTCGAGTGCGATACCGGCAGAGGAGAAGTGGTCGACCGCCTTCGACGCGCTGACGCGGGCGAAGGGGTTGGCGGGGGTCAGGGTGAGCGTCTGCTCGACGTGCGGCCAGACGAGGATCTCGCCGGTCTTGTGGTCCTTCTTGACGAGGTGGGCCATCGAACCCGACGAGCCGAACATCTTGCCGGCCGCGATCATCGCGTTCAGTTGGGCGAAGTAGCGGGACTGGCGATCGAGCCAGAGGTTCGCCCACCAGCCGTCCGGCTCCTTGACGATCTCGTCCTCGATGCCCACGTCGTCATCGCCGAGCGTGTCGTCCTGACCGTGGTGGAACAGGACGGGATGCTCCTTGAACCAGCCGGGCTTGGGGTCCGTGCGGGGCGAGAAGAACTCGAAGTCAGCGTCCTTGCCGCCCTTCAACGGACCCCCGAACGGGATGGCGAGGACGCGCCACTTGGCGGTACCGAGCTGCTCGGCTTTGAGGGCTTCCATCGGGTTCTCCTACGCGGCGAGCACGAGCGCTAGGTCGTCGTCGTTGACGGTGGTGGCTGCGGTCCATTGCCCGACCGGCTGGGCGAAGGAACCGGTGAGGGATGCGGGTGGCTGGATGCGCTCCGCGTTCGCTGTCCAACCGGCGGTCGGCTGGACGAACGTTCCGTCCAGTGCAATGGCCGGGACGACCCGGATGACCTCGCGCTGCCGCAGGCGGACCGGGCCGAACTTGCCACCGGTGCCGCCGAGCGCGAGCGGGATATCGAGCGAGGCATCCCACGATGCCGCCTGCTGGTCGAAGGTGGCGGTCGAGGTTCGATCGGACGTCTGATCGACGGTCCCGGCCCACGACCCGGCGGCCTGCGTCCACGTTCCGCTCGAGGCGAACGTCTCGGAAGCGATGGAGGCCCAAGCTGCGGCGGCTTGGCTGAACGAGCCCGTTGCGCTGAACGCCTCGGAGGCGACAGCGGCCCACGTCGCCGCAACCTGGGTGAACGATGCGCTGGAACTGAACGTCTCGGCGTCGGTGGCCGACCACGAGGCCGGCGCCTGCGCGAACGTGGCGCTGAAGTCGAACGAGGCCGCGGCGCTCTGCTGCGTCAGGAGGATCTGCGGCCCGTTCACCTAGACCCCCGTCGTCTCGGGATCGCTCCGCAGCCAGTCGCTCTCATCCTCGGTCGTGAGGACGGTCGCCGGCGTGAGGTCATCCTCGACGAGCGGCTCGTCGGTGGTGTACTGGCCCACGCGCATCCCGGTCACGGCCGTTCCCGCAAGGTGGATGGCCGGATCCGTGTCATCCGCCCCCCGACGAACGGACCATGACAAGCCATCGGACACCGTTCCGTTGATCGCCAGCAGTTCGCCCGCAACGACCCCGCCGACGACGTACATCACCTCGTCCTCGACGACCAGCCGCCACGGGTAGGTCGTCCGGGCGTCGGTGTTGTCGGCGACGTAGATGATCTGGTCCGGTTCGAGGCAGTCGGCAGCCAGCACCGTTGTGAAGTCCGCCATGTCAGTAGGCGGTGACTTCGGCCCATGCAACGTCCACGAGCAGGTTGGCCGTCCCCGCCGCTCCGAACACGACGGTCGGTCCCCGCACGATGAAGCCTTCGTTCTGGGCGAACACGTACGGGTGCAGGCCGTCGCCCGAATCCATCTCCAGCTCCTTCCGATAGGCGATGGCGTTCGGGGTCGTGATCGCCGAGTTGGTCGTGAGTTCGATGATCGGCTCGGCATCGAGGGTCCGGGTGCCGGCCGTCAATCCCGCTGCAACCGCGGACTTGCGGATGTCGGTCACGAGGGTCGTGCCCATGTTCGTCCGCTTCTTCATGTTGCTGCCGGTGATCGTGATCGCCGTCCCCGCCGAATCCGAGACCGTGAACGAGCGCGCGATGAACGCCTGGTAGGAGGGCATGATCGTGGCGGTCGCGGCGGCGGTCTGGAGGATCTCCAAGCGGAGCTTCTGGAGGACGCAGAACCGCGTCGCGTCGCCCCAGCGGAAGCTGAACAGCGTGCCGTTGGCGGCCTGCGTCACGACGAGGGCCACGGTGGTCGCAAGGCGGTAGTGGCCGAGGAACGCATCGAGCGGGCGCGGCGAGGTGCGCAGGGCGCGGAAGCTCGTGCCATCGACCTCGGCCACCGTTCCGCCGTTGCCCGTGATCTGGATGCCCACGCTAGCTCCTCACAACAGGCTGGTCCCAGAGGCGATACCGCGTGGGGTCAAGGGCTACGTCAACGGTGATGAGCCAGTCGCCTGGCGAACCAGTGACGATGGGATTGGCGGCCGACAGGATCCGCCTCACGCGGCGGAACGGCGCGATCGGATGGGGCTTGTCGTCGACCAACCGGCACGGCGGGTTCCGCAGGAGGCGGAGGAAGGCCCAGACCTCGGCGCGGGTCAGGCACTTGATCGCGACGGTGGTCATGTCCATGCCCACGCCACGGTCCACAGGCCCCAGCGGAGATGGCCCTCGTTCTGAACGGTGGCCTCGCCGTCCTCGCGGGCGTAGATCGTGAAGCCCGTCCCGGTGACGATCGTGTCGGCAACGATCGCGATCCGCTCGACCCGGTGCTCGTCAGCCGAGTGATCTGCCGTTGCCACGGGACGGAGCCATGCCCCCACGAGCGAGCCCGACACGATCCCGGCCTGCCCGGTGACCGCGACCGACGTATCGGTGGCTCCCGGGAACGCCCCGAAGTCGACGGTGGTCGTGCCGCTGGCGCTCATCCCTTGGAGATCGTGATCGTCAGCGACGAGCAGGACACGACGGCCCCGGCGCTGATCGCGGTCGAGTTGATGACGACGTTGGCCGCAGACGTGCCGACGGTGCCGTCCATGACCACCGAGGTCCCGTCGGTCTTGAGCAGGCGCGCCCATGCGGCGGTGCCCGTGGCGTTGGCCGAACTATCGGAGGTGATGGCGTTGGCCGTCAGCACCCCCGCAACCGCGGATGGGAAGGCGTCGGCCCCGAAGGTCAGCTCCGCGAGCAGGGTCTGGCCCGACAGGGCCGTGTCGGCGGTGGCCGGCTGGCTCCCGTCGTAGATCCGGATGAAGCCCGAATCCAGGGCCGTCCCGATGAAGTCGGCCTCGCCGTTGACCGTGAGGTTACTGAACTTCGGGTTGGTCGCCATCGGGCGTCTCCACGATGCGGGTGATCTCGCCCTTGGCGTTGCGCTCGATGTCCTTGGTCACCGGACGTTGCTCCGGGACGTGGACGTCGACGAAGATCGGCGGCGGCTCCATGCTCGGCAGGACCACCTCGGGCGTCGTCACGTTGACGACCGGCTCGGGCACGTTCACCGTGACATCCGGGGTCGTGACGTGAACGGGTTGGACGGTGACCTGCGTCTCGGGCGTCGTCACGTTGACGATCGTGGGCGGCACGTTGACCTCGGCCGCCGCCACGCTCACCGGGATCGTGGTCGGGGCCATCTCCACGTGGACATCGGGCGGGGTGACCGCGTTGTGGACGTGGATCTCGGACTTCGTGCCGAGGCTGTCGATCGCCTTCATCGCCAGCTCGAGCAGGCGATCCTCCCGATCGTCGTACGCCTTGTCACCGATGACCGGCGACCAGACGAGCGTCCCGTTGGGGTGGTCCTCGATGGACAGCGCCTCGTCGACGGAGAAGATCTCGCCCGCCCGGTTGGCGCACTGCTCGTCCCCGTCGCCGTCGTACGCCTGCAAGCGCTCGACCCCGAACGCCCGATACCCGGTGACGGCGGAGCGGTTGTAGCTGAGCATCGTCTCGGTCCGGGCGATCGTCTCGGCCCGGAGGTCGTCGAAGGCGGGCACGCCGTTGTCGAGGAGCGCCCCTTTCAAGCCGCCGTAGCTCTCGGACGGGACGCCCTCAATCATCTGGTTGAGCGAGTAGCCCCTCCGGGTCCCTTCGGCAAGGATCTGCTGGACCGCGCCGCGGGTGGCCTCGTTGATGCCCGTGATCCGTTCCCCGCCGTAGGTGAACAGGTCGTCGATGACGCTGTTGAGCTCGAACTTGCCGATGATCCGCTTGAGGTTGTCGGCGACCGCCTGCAAGCCCGCCCGTCCCACCGACACGTAGATGCCGCGCATCGTCTCGCGCAGCGCCTCGTCCTCGGCCGCCTGGTCCCACCAGTCGCCGGGATCGGCCTTCATGCCCCTACGGGCCTTCTGGCCCTTCGTGGTGATCCGCTCGGCGATCCGCTCGCGCTGGGCGTCGAGGAACATCGACAGGCTGCTCTTGGCCGTGCCCACGGCGTTCCGGACCAAGGCATCCCGCTGGTCCTCGATGGGTGCCGCCTTGACGAGGTTCTGCTGGACCTGCGCCAGATCCCGCCGGTTGGTGTCGGTCGCCGCGACGGTCAACCCCGTCGTCGCCTCGGCTCCCGGAAGGGCGGGAGGAGGAGCGGGGCGGCCGAGGAACTTGATGTGGTCCAACCCGACCGCTTCGACGGCGCCCTTCTCGTCGAAGCCCGCGTCCCAGAGCGCCTTCAACGCGCCGACCTTCTCGATCAGGGCGGGGGCCGTGTCGAGGTTCGGCTCGGCGACCTCGAAGTCGTAGGTCGTGCCCATGATCGCTTCGTACCGGGACAGCAGCCCGACCTGGACGATCTCCTCGAACAGCTCCACCCGCGGATGGATCGTGTCCTGCTGGTAGGCCAGCCGCTCCTCCCTACGGACTTCCCCCGAGGCGTTCATCCCACCGGGGACGGGGATGCCGAGCATGTACGGGCTGATCGGGAAGGCGGTCAGGATGTTGTCGCGGTTGAGCGTTGCCAGCTCGGGGATCCCGATGTCGGCTGGGGTCGAAGCGCCGGCGGAATACTCCATCGGCTCGGGGAACAGGAGCAGCCGGCGGGCCGCGTTGGGGTCCGAGGCGACGTTGCGCCATGCCCGCTGGGCATCCTGGAACTCGTCCTCGGACAGTGAGCGGTCCTTCGGGGAGAGCATCCCCGCCAACCGCCCGCCTGTCGTGAGGAGGTCGGTGACGTGGCGAGCCATGAGATCCGACAGCGGCAGCTCGGAGTACACCGCATCCACCACGCCGACACCGAACGGATCGCCGTCATCGGGGGAGGTGGTGGCGAAGGTCAGGATCTCGTCGACCTCGAACGGAACCCCGCCTGACGGCTTGTCGCGGTCCATGACCCAGCCGATCAGGTTGCCCTGCCGGTCGTGGGACGGGAACATCCGGGCCGGGCTGATCCCGTAGATGGCGGTGGGCAGGCCGAGGGTCATACCCTCCAGGTACCAGAACGCGGTGCCGGCCATGTCCAGCCGGATCTGCGTCTTGGCCCGGAGCTGGCGACCGGTCTGGTTCGGATTCGGGCGTTCCATGAGCCGCAGGAACTGGCCGATCGGATCCAGTCGCTCCCACGGGGTGAACAGGTCGGGCTCGATGACCGTCCGCTCGTTGTCGCCCTCGGTGTCCTCCGGGGCCACGGACACCTTGAGGACCGCGATGTCCTCGGCGATCTTGTGCTCGGCCTTGTAGAACCAGCCGACCTTGTATGCCCGCATCGCCGCTGCGGCACGTCGCTGGGGCGTGTCGAGCAGGCTGTTCAGCGGGATACCGGTCGCCCATGGTCCCAGCGACGTGACCGCCTTGAGCGAGGCGGGGCGGATCGTCTGGAGGGCCTTCATCGGCTCGATGACCGTGGCCTGACCGGCCCACGGCGTGCCGTCCCATTCGCTCACCCGGATGTCGTCGGTCACGGTCGGTCCTTTGGAGACTGACCGCCGAGCGTCGCGGTCGGGGTGTTACAGTAGGTGCCACGTACAACGTAGGAGGTGCAACGTGGCAGTCAAGCGACGAACCGTGTGGTTCTCGGATGAGGAGTGGGCTCTGCTGAACGCTCACGCCAAGGAACACGGGCAGAACGTCAGCCGGACGATCATCGACATGTGGACCATCGCGTCCGCTACGTCGCCCGCCGACCCTGTTGTGACGGAGCGCATCGTCGCCACCGCCACACGGCGGCTGGGCCACGATCCATATCAGGAGTTCCGACCTGCACCGAAGCCGGGAGACAAGCGATGATGGAAACGGGACTCGGGTTCGGTCTGGGACTGATCGTCTCCACGCTGATCATGGCGTGGTTCCTGCGTCGGTTCATCGTGCTGCCGATCCCGGCGCGACCATCACCGCGCCTGATCTTTCGGCTCGTTCATCGCGCTGACCGAGTGGCATACGTGCGGATCATGCGCGGCTCGATGGCCGTACAGATGCGTGATCTAAACCGAGCGGTGCGCCGAGCAGGTCGGGAAATCGGCAAGGCACTCCTACCCGCCATCGCCCGCCTCGCACATGAGATGAACCGCATCTTAGACCGCTAGGCCACCGCGCCGAACGAGCTGACCCGCCTACGTCCTCGTGATCGGGCATAGAGGCTCAGGCAGAACGCATCCGCGAGGTCGGGGGAGGGCAGGCCGCGGGCCTTCATCTCCTCCTTGCTCTCGATCTGGACCTTGCCCGATGAGGTCATCCGGTAGGTGGCCGCGCTCAGCTCCGAGCGGAGGCGCTGGTAGTCCAGATCCGACAGGCGTTGGAGGCTGAGCGGTTCGTCCGTCGTGTTCGTCGGATCGAACGCCCGTCTCGCGTCCCACCACACCTGCGCCCGGAGGTTGACGAGCAGATCGGGATCGTGATCGGGCGATTCGGCCACGTTCACCGCCAGTAGTTGGCCCGGCGGCTTCTGTTCGCGGATCCGGTCCACGACTCCACCGCCGACCCCGATGACATCGACCGCCAACGAGCCTCTCCGGGAGTTGAGGTAGCGCATCCCCATCCCGGCCACCTGCATCGTGTCCTGACCGTGGACGATCTCGACCGACTCGGGGCCGTTGCCGGAGCCCTCCAGGAGCACCGAATCGTCCGTCCCGAAGCGGGCCACGTCCAAGCCCGCCCATTCCCTCGCGTCGGGGAGGTGCTGGCGGTTCCTCGCCTGCTCCAGCCATGCCAGCGGGATGACGCTGTTGGACGCGGTGTCGGGGAACTGCCCGAGCACCTTGGCCTGCCACCACGGCGTCCCCTCGAGGCCTTCGGTCCGACGTTCTTCTAGCCAGAACGGGCTGACCAGCTCGGCCCGAGCCTTCTCCGGAACCGGTTCGCCCGTGAAGTTCGGGGTGTCATAGACCGAGATCGGGATGACCGTCCACGTCGGCTTGCGGCAGGCATCGTAGAACGGTCCGGTCGGCTCGTACGGGTTCCCGATCGCCAGCCGGCGCGATGCTTCATTGACGACGAGCCCGTTCGTGGCCTCCCACAGTTGCGGCCCAACGCCGTTGGCCTCGTCGACGACCACGAGGACACGGGATCCATGGATGCCCTGCAAACCCTCGGGATCGTTATCGTCCGGCTTTCGGCCAATCGCCCACGATCCCGACTCGTCGAAGTCCCATCGCAGGTCCGTTCCAGCCGATGGCTTACCGGGCAACTTGGAGGGGCGGTGAGCGGTGCGGAACTCCCGCCAGTAAATGTCCCTGAGTTGAGGGAACGAGTTGGAGGTAACGACGAGAACCCCGCCGGTCGCCACCCACCACAAGCCGATCCGGGCCGCGATCCAGTCCTTGCCAGAGCCGAAGCAGGACGGGACCGCCGTATTGGGATGGTCGCGAACGGATTCAGCGATGCGGGAT